TAATACAATCTTTTTCTCGATGTTTAACGATGGGAACTGCTGATCTACTGAGATAGTAAATCTTTCTAGGAAAGCATCATCAATGATCGAAGCAGCTGTGAATCTGCCGTCATCAGAACCTTTACCTTTTGTATTTGCTGTTGCAATAACATTGAATCCTTCAGCAGGATATACAATATCTCCAGTCTTTTTGACTAGGACTGGTTTGCCTTCAAGGATTCCTTGTAAGCACATGATTTTATTTGTTGCTCTATCGATCTCATCGAGGAGTAACACTGCGCCATTTTCCATAGCCTTTAAAACTGGACCTTTAGAGAAAACTGTTTCTCCATTGATAAGTCTAAATCCACCAAGTAAATCATCCTCATCTGTTTCAGGATTGATTTGAACTCTTATAAACTCTTTGCCGACTTTAGCACATGCTTGTTCGACCATAAAAGTTTTACCATTGCCAGAAAGACCAGCAATGTAAGTTGGATAAAACATATTTGATTTGACAATTTTTACAATGTCATGATAAGCTCCCCAAGCAATAAATGTATCATCAATTTGAGCAAAGTTTTTCTCTTCATTTACAATTGATTGCATTTGAGCTGCTTGAGCAGGAATACTATTAACAACTGATGTGTTTACCATAGTTTCTCTTAATGGCTCAATAAGACCTGCAAGATCATAAGTACCAATCTTGACTCTATTGTCCTTTTGCATAAGTGGATCCCAGTCTTTTCCTGAGTATCCGAACGATTCGCCAACTTCTACGATGGCGTTTTTTCTAAACTGAGTTTGATCAGGATATCTGATCGCAAGCTCTTTTAGAATTATTTCAGTTGATTTTTTCAAGTTATTCATAATATAGTTTTCTCCTTATCTTTATTATTTGTATATTATACCATAGTTCGGCGTAATTGTAAACGATTATTTTCACTTTTTTTGAAAATAATTGACAGAAAAGTGTTGATCTTATTCTGCAACTGCTTTACCAAAGTTAGTTAGCAATGTTTTGTTAAGCTTTTTAGACTTACTGAACTTTTTAAATGCTGTAGTCAATTGACCTTTTGAAGCATCTTCTGCTGTAACAAATTCTTCTGCATCTGTTTCTAGTCTTTTAGATTTTAAAACATAGAATTCGTTATAGCCAAGTGTATCTGTAAAAGTTACACATTTCTTTTTGTTGTATTCTTTTTGATACTTTCTCATATTGCTGCTATCGTAATATGTCTCTTCATCACAATCTTCAATTTTGTATTTAAAGTTATGAGCGCTGTCTGCTAAGAAAAAGCCGATTGTTGTACAACCAAATTTCTTTTGTAAGCTTTCAAGTAAACTTTGAGTACCTCTTTTTCTGGTATCTTCTAGTTTTACATGCTCGCCCATAATATTAACGAGTGCGCCTTTATAAGTTTCTGTAAGAGTGTAATCTCTTTTACTATTTTTGACTATGCTGATTCCATTTGTATCTCCATCAGAGATTACTACAAAATTCATATTGTCGATGTTGTTATTTCTTTTAAACTTATCGACCATTCTATGAGCAGCAATCAATGATTGGTTAAGAGGTGTTGAACCATACTCTTCTTGTTGAGCCAATACATATCTTTCGTAGAAACCCCACTCTTTCTTAGCAAGTATTTTTCTTAAATAAATGTGAAATAAAGCTTCTTCATAATCAGACTTTTTAAGAGTTGATGCAATGACTTGAGGTAATGATAATCCACCATGATGTATTTCAGATTCGATTTGAGATATTGAATGATCTATTGATTCTTCTCTATCCTCATCATACTTCCATTGGCTTAATCTTGGATTGCTATTCGTAAAACCGTAAACATCAAATGGAATATTGACTGCTTTACAGAAAACTACTAAGTGTAAAAGTTGATCCATTACATTCGTCATACATTCTGACATAGAACCTGAGTAATCAATTAACATCATCATTCCATGATTTTTAGCATCAGCTAATTTAGTAACTCTTGCAAATATATCGTCATTTGTTTTATATGACCATAATCTATTTACATCAATAGAACCTGTCTTTGCAGTTTGAGCTCTTGTATATCTGAAAGCAGCTTTTCTCATTTCGAATTCTTTGACAGCAAAGTTAACGTTTTGTTTGACTGTTTTAAGATATTGCTTGAATTCTTCTCTATGTTCATCAATTGATAACATGTTATCATATGTCCCAACAGCTTCATTGTATTGATCTAATTTAATTTGTCTTGCCTTTTTAAGATCTGCATATGGAGTAATAATAGCATCTCTTACGGGTTTACTAAATTCGTTACCAATAAGAGTTTGTGATCCATTTTCATTAATATCTAAGAGTGTATGCTCTTTTCTTCTGAATGATTCATCAGTTATTGAAACATCTTCATCGGGTTGACTTTGCTCCTCAACATTTCCTTGATCATTTCCATCATCATTGGACTCTGAAGTATCTCCTTTTGCTGAATCTTTTCCTTCTTCATCAGTTTCATCAATAGGATCTTGTTGTTCATTTCCAGTATCTTTTGTTTGTTCATCTTGACTCTCCATATCATCGTGGCCAGTTGGACTCATGTCATCATTTTCTTCTTGACCTTCAGTTTTATCTTGTGATCCCATAGGAGGAGGTGTCATAAGCTCTTCTTGATTTTCTTTTGTATAAGCAAGAATGTCTCTTACTAAATCAAGCACTTCATCAAATGTTTCTGTCTTCATAGATCTATTATAATAAACCATTTCCTCATCATTCATTGGTACTTCAAGATGAGCTCCAACTTTAGCCTTTAAGTTAATTTTATCGATAAGTTTAACTTGATCCCAATCGAGATCTTCATCAACTCCAAAAAAGTTATCATCAAATAGTTTTTTATATCCTCTGGCCATTGGAGCGACAAGACCAACATAAGCATCTTTAATATGTCTTTCAATTCTTGCGTCTTCAATAACATTGATATAAGTACGAGGACATCCTTCTAGTTTCTCAGGACTATCATGCCAACCTTCATATGGTGTAAATAAAGCATGTCCAACTTCGTGACCTATAAAAAGATCAGCAACATCTTTACCCATGTCTTTCCAAAGTGGAATACCGAGAACTCGATTTTTAATATCGAACCAAGCTGTTTTATAATTACCATATTGCACAGTAATATTCTCTTTTGCAAGAAGCTTAGCAAGAGTGCTTTTGTGTTTTATCATATTGTTTCCTTATCTTGTATGTATATTATACCATAGTTCAGCGCATATGTAAACGTTTTTTGGTGAAATAATTGAAAAAACTTGACAGAAAAGTGTTGATCTTGAAAAAATGGTGCTGGATGCCGGATTCGAACTGGCCACCTGAGGTTTACAAAACCCCTGCTCTACCTAATGAGCTAATCCAGCATTATTTAATCTTCGAGAAGTTTCTTTCTTTAAAGAACTCTATCTTACTTCTAAACTTGTTCTCGAGTACGTCACCTTTATGTGATATAATAAAGACATTGCTTCCATCATCCAAAGTATCTAGAATCTTAGTCAGGTTATCTACTCCATCTAAGTCAAGACTTGAATCAAAAGTTTCATCAAGAATAAGCAGATTAGATGCCGCACTGTTCTTCATTTTAGCTATTTGTCTCCATGTAAAGAGAAGAGCTAAATCGATTCTTTGTTTCTCTCCTTCAGAAAAAGAAGCATAATTAAACGAATCACGATGACGAGATCGAATAGTTTCATTAAAGTTTTCGTCTAAATGAAACGATACAAAGAAGTCTAATACTTGTAGGTAACTATTAATTAATCGATTCATTACTGGCAAATATTGCTTAATGACTTTTGTTTTAATTCCAGTATCCTTAAGCATTTCTCCTATGACTTCATTATAGGTTCTTTCTTCTACATACTCAAGTTTCTTTTCTGTCGATGTTTCTTTACTCTTTCTTAAAGTATTTAATTCTTTCTTTGCTTTCGATACGTCTCCAGTTTGACCTTGTAGACCATCAATTTCTTTTTGCACTTTATTAACTTCTTTTTGCAAAAGAGCAATTGCATCATTATTACTATTTATCTTTTGTTGTTTTTGACGAAGCTTATTTAAACTATTAGAGACTTCTTGTTGTTCTACTTTAAGCTCACCAATATTCTTTGTTAAATCTTGTTTAGCATTTTGTATTTCTTTTGCTTTATCTTTTAAGAGCGAAAGCTTTTCAGTTTTCTTTTCTTCTTCAATGGGTTGATCACAAGTAGGACATTGATCATTTTCTTCATAGAATCTTGACTCATCAACTAATCCCTTTATCTTATCGTTAAATGACATGTCATAGGAATCAAGTTGAGAAAGTTTCTTAACCAATTCGCCGCTATGTTTTTCTTCAGTTGATATAGATGCTGAGAGATTCTTTCCAAGCTCTTTACTTTCATCAAAGAGTTTATTAATTTCTTCTTTATGTACCTCTATTGATTCTCTTTTCTTTTCTATTTGATCATCATTTAACTCTTGTAAGTCTTTGATATACTTACCTTGAGCATCCATTTTAGTTTTAAGAATATCAATTTGATGATTAACATCAGTTAATTCATCTTTGATTTTAGAGTTTCTTTCTTTTAACAGAGTATTCATCTTAGAAAAGATGTTAATATCTAATAAGTCTTCAATGATATTTCTTCTTGACCAAACTGGCAATTGCATAAATGGTATAAAAGAAGATGAACCAAGTACAACTACCTGGTGAAATGACTTATGATTTAGTTTAAGAATATTTTGCTCTAAGAACTTTTGATAATCTCTGGCATTAGATGCTTGATTAATCAGATTACCATTTTGATAGATTTCAAACTTACCTGGTTTAATACCACGTACAATCTTAAACTCATGACTTCCTATAGTCATTTCAACTGTAACAAGTGTACCTTTTTTATTAATACTATTGATCATTTGATCTTTCTTAATATCTCTATGGGGTTTACCAAAGAGTGCAAAGGATAATGCATCAAGTAAAGTTGATTTACCTGCGCCATTTTGACCAACAATTAATGTTGATGGTGTTTTATCTAATAAGATTTTTATTGGATCGCTTCCAGTGGATAGAAAATTCTTCCACTCACATGATTTAAAATGTATCATACTACCTCGAGGTTTTGTGCCTCCGTAAATAACTTACGTAATTCTGCTTTAAGATGTTCTTTATCTAAGTCAGTATCTACTGCTTCAACATAAGAATCTAAAAGTTCAGTAGTATCTTCGAGGGATATTTTCTCGTCTTCTACGCTTTCTCCCAAATACTCTTCAAAACTTTCAGCTATCTTAAGCTCATACGTTTCAATATTTTGTAATCGATCGACAAATTTATCGAACATATACAAGTCATTTTTATTTATAACAATCAGTTTAATGAATTTCTTTTCAAACTCTGATATGTCTACTTTGTCATAATCTGTTTTGCTATCATCATATATGACTTTCTTAAACATTGTAATTGGATTTCTTACTGGAGTCACTTCTCTTGTTTCAGTATCTAATATATGAAAGTATTTAGGATCATCGACATCTGCCCAAGTGAATTCCATTTGAGAACCAAGATAACTGACATTGCCTTGAGTTGATCTTGTATGAAAGTGTCCACTTAATACTTTTTCAAATCTTGAAAATACATCAGCACTCATACCATGTGGATTAGGCATCCCTGCCATCATGTCAAATCCTTTTAATTCCAAATGAGCTCCAAGTATTGGTGCACCACATTTTTGTGCGAACTCTGTATATTCTTTATAATTAGAATTATTAATCCAAGGTATTACCGCAACTTTAAGACCATCATAGTCTAATACAGTTGGCTTCATGATAATATTAACATTTGACGTAAAGTAACCAAGCAACTCTTTAAGAGAACAAAGCTCGTTTGTGTTTTTAAAATAGACGTCATGATTACCTGGAATGATATCCATTGTAATACCAGCATCTCGCATTGGCTCTAAGAAATGCTTACGATTAGCATTAAGAGCTTTAAAGTTAACAAACTTGCGATGCTCGTAATAGTCTCCTAAATGAAGAATGTTTTTGATGTTGTTTTCTTTTAAATAAGGAAAGAATATCTCCTGATAAAAGCGCTCTTGATACTGTAAGAAAATATCACTACTATTTCTGACACCACAATGAGTATCATTTAATATTGCTATCTTCATGCTTGTTTTGCGAGTCTCATCATACGTTTCTGAGCTTTCATAATTCGTCTTCCAGCCATTTTAATCTTTTCCATTTTATGAGCAATGATTACTCTGTGGACTTTACGTTTCTCTTCACGTTGAATTCTTTTCTTCATAAGACGTATATGTCTTAGATTTTGTTTTGTACTTACTTTTTTCATTACATAAATAACTCGAGCTTTTCTTTCTCTCGTTTTTTCTCCTCTTTGGCAAATTGCTTAATAGCTTGATCTTTAGTACGTATAGTACCAATCCTTTGTCTTAATGTATCAACATAAGCCATTGTTTCTTCAGCACCTTCGTTATCCATGCCCATAGCAACAAAGTCTTCAATACCCATCTTTTCAATGAACTTAAACTTGATATCTTGTTGTTTCTTTTCTTTGGTTATTCTACGAATAAATGCAAAATAGCATATTTGAGTAAAGTAACTAAATGCGTTAGGCTTACCTGTTCTTGTAGCAGTTTCGATATTATAATTGCCAATTGCTCTTAAACAGTTTTCAACAGCATCCATTACCATTTCTTCACGATAAGTGTACCTCACGAAGTTCGGTCTGTGAGACAGTCCTTCTGAGATTCGAATAAAGCATTTTGCTATATAATCAGGAACTGTAGGTACTGGCTTATCAGCTTTTCTACAAGCATGAGCTTCTACAGCATAATCCATAACGGCTTCAGAGAATTCTCTGTTATTGACGTAATGAGGTTTATCTTTTGGTTTAATTTGAGCCATATATTTTCTCCATAATGTATTATTATACCATACTTTTGGTGAAATGTAAACGATTAATTTATTTTAATTATTTTCACTAAAACCGTTTACAAATGCCTGTTTTTATGGTATAATATATTATCACCCGGAGCGGTAGAGGTATACTAAATTAATGTATTGTCCTCTTCGCATCAGGTATCGTATCATCAACTGTTCCATTCAAACTGTCTTCGTACTCTTGTAAGAGTTCTTCATCAGTTCGAGTATCAGGTGGGCTGATGGGTTTATCCATCTTAAGAGCAAAATTAACATATGTATCTTTTATAGTCTCTGCTATTGGTACATGCTGTAAAATATTATTCTTAAGTACTTTAAATTGTTTGCTATCTGAGAATGGAAACCATGCTGAGAATTGAACACCACCTAGAAGATTTGGATGTATCTTTACTGGTCTTTCAATAATAAAACTATTGTCATTCTTGATAGCGAGTAATCCGATGATCTCTTCACCGTTTATGAGTTTAAAATGTCTTATATTTAATCCTTCCATACTATTATTTATATGTTTACGTCGTACATCTTATAGTTAAATCTTTCTTTAGAGTAGATTTTAATTCTTTCAGCTGCATGCTGTAATGTATAGTTCTTTTGATTTTTCCAATGTAAGTCATCTGCAATATCATATATCTTTGTATCTGTTCCATCTTCACTCTTCCTCAACCCTCTCCCGATCGATTGAAGTACTCTAATTTGGCTTTTACTTGGGCTAGCAAAGATGATATTGTGTAAATTCCTAATGTTAATACCAGTAGAAAAAGTCCCAATACTTGCAACGATAATTGCGTCTTTTTCTTTCTCGGTAATCTCACGGACTGATTCTCTTGTGTCAACATCTGTTTCTCCTGATACATAAAAGAGTTTTCTCTTATCTGGCATCTTTGTTTGTAATAATGAATGCAATGGTTTACCATGCTTATCTACGTAATTAAACAATATTAAAGTATTCCCTTTTTGGTCTAACGCTAAATTACTTATAAAATTATTTCTTGGTTCATACCTTACAATAAAATCTAACTCTTGCTGATATTTCTCTTTTACTATCTGTTTGCAATACTCTTCTTTATATTTAAGTATTAATATATCTATATTTAATTGAGCAAGATCGTCATTATCCATTAACTCTTTTGTAGTAGTTACTTTATATACTGGCCCAAACAATCCTTCTAATACTAACTGATGAGTTTGTGTACCATCTAATGTTCCAGTCGTACCAATACGATATTTAGCTTCTGTACATTTCTCTAATATACTTGTAAGTGATTTCGCTTTAAAGTTATGTGCCTCATCTCCTATGACCATACCAAAACCACTAAACCAATTTGCTGGTAGTTTATATATTGATTGCCAAGTTGATATAATAACTCTCTGTTGTACTCCTATTTTTTCTCGGCCAGAATATATTCTATGACAGTTTTCTTCATGAGACCATGTATCCTTTCGAGAATAGTCTCCAAAATCAGAGTACATTTGCTCGACCAATGATGTCGTAGGTACTATAAGCAAAACATTACCATCAAAAACATCTAGGTAATATCTTATCGCTAAATATATGATTAAACTCTTCCCAGAAGCAGTTGGTGATAACAGTAAGGATTTCTCTTTTGAAAGTGTGTGCGAGAGTCCCTCCAATTGATATTGTCTAGGTATAATATCAGCTCCGTTCACAGAAAGGGACAGATTTGATAATAAGCCTTCTAGGTTAGGCTCGAGGGATGATTCGAGTGTACCATATTGTGGTGATTCTATCACTTCTAGGTTATAATCCCTCACGTCACAAAACTCACGCAAATATTTGTGAAGTCCGCAGTATAATGTTTTCTTTCTACTATCAAATAGTCTTATTTTGCCATCCCACATACGATTACGATATGCCGGCATAAATTTATATCCAGGCACAAAGAATTGGAAATGCTCAGAGAGTTCCATTTCAATAGATGGGTCAGTTTGAATATTTAAGAAGACTTCATTCTTCTTTTGAATAGTAATGGTTTCCATTAGATACCGCTTGTGAACTTCCTCCATTCGATCATGTTCTTAATATTTTGATGTCTCCATTTGACATTCTCTAGTATCTCTTTTAATGTTGCACATACTTCTTCTAAGTACTGTATTTTTGCTTGATGTTCTTGTATTAATGGATCAGCATCATAGTATCTATCC